ACGATCAGCACCCCGGCGAGGTAGTCGCCGATCACGCCCGTCGCACCCATCGCCTGGTCGGACTGGCCGGCCGCCACGGTCTCGTAGTTCGTGCCGTTGGCGACTGGCAGCGGGTTGTCGTCCGCGACCGGCACCGCACCGCGATTGGCGAGCGCGCTCTTGAGGAACGAGATGACGTTGAAGCTCATTTTTCTCTCCGGGGAAAAGGCGAGGCATTTGCCCCCTCTCCTCCCCCGTTTCCGGGGGAGGGCTGCTTCGAGATGCGGATGACCTGCGAGGAGAAGGCGAGGTCAGACCGTGCCGACGACCGGCTTCCTGCCGGTCTCGGGATCGAGGTAGCCGGCCGGCGGCTTGCCGTCGGTCATCGGCGGCGCGGTCAGCGGCGCCGGGGCGACCTCGGGCAGGCAGGCGTGACGCTCGTCGGGCGGCGTGTCGTTCCACCACCGCACCTCCGTGCCCGCCTCGATACGCTTGAAGCCGTCATAGTGCGGCTCGAGCAGGCGAACCCGGTCGCCCTTCCTGACCTGGTCGAGGGTCGCAGGCTTGGGTCTGGTCATGGCTCGGCTCCCTACAGAACGCTGAAGCCGGAGGGCCGGGCGATGTTGTCCTGGCGGTCGAGCGCCAGGTAGGCGTTGAAGGCGCCCGCGGTGAGGTTGTTGGTGTCAACCGTGTAGCTGACCTGGATGTAGCGCCGCAGCCCGAGCGGAAGACGGATGCGCAACACCTCGTAGCCCGCCACCAGCGTGGCCTTGGGAATCGCCATCGTCGCCACGACCACGGCGAACGACGAGTTGTCGGCGCTGTCGTCGAGCGAGAAGGTGACGTTCGAGGCGCCACCCGAGGCCGCGACCGTGGTCGCGACCTGGATGACGAGCTCGAGGGACTGCCCGCCGCCCACGTTGCGCGTGGCGGTCGCCATATCGAGGCTCTTGGTCGAGGACGCCGTGGCGGTGACCGCCTGGGCATCGGACATGTAGAGATTGTTGTCGACGATGGACATGGTTCGGGTTCCTTCTCCGCGCCCTTAGGACACGACCGATTCGGTGTTGAGGATCTGGTCGACGGTGCGCAGCGGGATGCCGTCGTAGTTCGGGAAGCGCTTGATCACGCCGCGATTGTCGTCGGTCGAGGTGTCGCGGATCGTGGTCAGGTTCACGGTCGAGGAGACCGGGACGCCGCGGTTGCGCTGCTTGTTGAAGTGGCGCTGCACGGTGCGGTTCATGTACAGCGCCGGGCGGCAGGCATTGAGGTTCGGGATCTTGGCGATCGCCTGATCCACGAGGTCGACGAGATCGGGCGGCGAGCTCGAACGCAGGCCGCCGGCATTGGCCGAGGTGTCGACGTTCGCGATCCTCACGACATAGCGCCAGTCCTTGATCGACAGGCCGGCCTTCCACACGTAGTGCGTGATGTAGGCCTTGTAGCGCTTGTTGCTGGCGTCGAACGCCCAGTCCTCGCCCTCGTCGGTGTCCTGCAGGCCCGCGACGGATCCCTTCGGGAAGATGCCGCGCACCGTGTCGTCGCCCCAGCCGACCAGCCAGATCGAGGATTGCTGCGAGGCCGTGGCGCCCGTGGCATTGACGATGTTGTTCGCCGTCTGCGACGTGCCGGTCGACAGCGAGGCGTAGCGCGGCGAGAAGCCCATCGGCTTCTCAGGGGCGAGCGCGGAGTTCGAGTAGAGCAGCTGCGCGGCCATGTCCTGCGCCATGCCCTCGAGGAACCCCTTGTTCTGGCTCATCCGCCACTTGGCGGAGTTGCCGTTGAGGTCGGCCACCGCCTTGTCGACGATGGCGATCGCCTCGGACATGCCGCAGGTGTCGGTGACCTGCGCCTCGGTCGTCTTGCTCGGATCGACACCCTGGTTGAGGCGCCGCCACGTCGGCGTCGGCAGCGAGGTGCGCACCGAATCGCGGTGGCCGGTGGGCAGGTTGCCCTCGATCCACAGCATGTCCTCGAGGATCTCGTTCTTCTGGCTCAAGAGCTCGGCCACGTCGGCGATCGAGCCGTCGGGCTGAAGGTTCTTGGCGAAATCCGCCAGCGTGTAGGCGGTCGTGATGTTTGCGGTGGCCACGGTGATGGCTCCTTCCATGCGCCTTCAGAGGCGCGTTAGGGGTTCATCTTGCTGTTCGGGAAATGCACGCGAGCATCGCGATGACCGCCACCGGAGCCGGCATTGCCGGGGATGTACGTGTCGTCCTCGATCGCCATCCTGCCGATCTTCGCCAGGGCCTTGATGAAGCCGGCGCGGTTGGTGACACCGAAGTGCTCCAGCAGCCCGACCTCCTCCCGGCCGAAGATCCTGAGCGCCGCGTTCTTCGCGACGCCCCGCTCCTGCGCAGTGGTCGTCATCTCCGCAGAAGCCCTCCAGCCCGACACCTGCTCGGCGAACGCCCGGGCATTGCCCTCGGCGCCTGCCTTCTGCTGCCGGGCATAGAAGCCGACGAATTCCTTCACCGCCTCCGGCGACACGCCGTGCCGGGCGAACAGCTCGGCGGCGGGCCCGGTCAGCGCCTCGTCGATCGCGAATCCTTCCGGCGCGGCCGCGTCGGCGATCGCCTGGGCATAGTCGATCGGGGCGGCGTCGCCCGGTGCCGCCTCGGCTGCCTCCATCGCATCGGCGGCCATCCTGTCGGCGGGCGTCCTGTCAGCGGTCATCGTATCGCTGGCCGGTGGAGCCTGCGTCGCCTCCTCCACCGCGCCCGTCGCCTGTTCGGCTTGCTCAAGCATCATCCTGTTCCTTCTCCATCGTTGCCGCCTTCGCGAGCAGCGCCATGTCGGCATCGCGCCGCGTCGCCTCGCCGAGCGCGGCCATGAACTGCTCGGGACTTACGCGCTCGGCCCAGGCCATCATCTGGCGGGCAGCCGATCTCCTGCCGGCGTTGTGGTCGGTCAGCCGGGCGCTGCTCGCGTCCCAGCCGTCGCCCATCCAGCCGAAGTCGCGCGCCAGCCGGGACAGCACGCGCCGTCCGTCCTCGTCGGACATCACCCGGCGCAGCGCCTCGTCGTCCTGCTCCTCGCGCTGGCGGTCGAGCTGCTCGAGCCGCTTGTTCTGGCGGGGGCTGCCGAGGTCGCGGCTCATGGTTCACCTGCCTGTTGCGCCCCGGCCGCCGGCTGTGCACCGGCCAGCGCCTCGAGGGCGTTGCGGCCGCCGAACTGCGTCTGGCTCAGCGTCCTGGCGCCCTGGGCCAGCGCCATGCCGGCCTGCGCGGCCTGCGCAGCGGCGGCCTGCCGGGCGCGGGCATCGGCGAGCCTCTGTGCCTCCTGGTTGCTGCGGATCACGCCGGACGGGGTGCCGATCGCATCGCTGTGCTTGTCGATCGCGTTGTAGATGTCGAGCTTGTCGCCGGCCTGCGGGAAGGCGGCGACCAGCGAGCCGATATAGCTCGTGGTCCGTTCGATCGACTGCACGCGAGCCGCGTTCTGCGCCTGGGCGAGCATCGAGATCATCTCGATCTCGAGCGGCCAGCCATCCAGCTCGCGCGGCGGCGGCGGCAGCAGGCGCTGGCGGAACAGCTCGTCGTAGGCCCAGTCGATCAGCGGCTTGAGCAGCTCGCCGTGCAGGCTCTCCAGCACGGGCCCGAGCATCATCATCTTCTCGTCCTTGCGCGCGAGGATCTCGATCTGGTTGCGCGGCTGCACGCCGTCCATCTGCGAGATCATCAGGAAGAGGTCGGCGAAGTAGGTCCGGTCGACCATCTGGCGCAGGTCCTGGATGAGGCTCTGCAGCGGCGCGATCATCGACGGATGGGTCTGGTACAGCGGCCGGCCGACCTTGTCGGCGAGGTTGCCGGAGAAGTAGTTGACGAAGCCCGGCGTCGTGCCGCTCGGCTGGTTCTTGAGCTCGGTCGGGAAGGCCATCGCCGGGTTGACGTGCTTGTCGACCGCCGCGTGGCGGCGCTTGCCGAGCAGCTGCAGGGACTTGAGGTCGGAGTCGGCGGCATGGCCGCAGCCCGAGCCGTATGGATTGTCCATGAGGACTTCCCACTTCGGCGCGAGCACCGGCCAGCGGTCGTAGCCGGCGATCCGCAGCAGGCGGTCGTCCTTGCCCTCCTCCCACGTCACCGAGCGGTACTTCTTGCCGCGCGTGCCGAAGGCGCCGGGCTCGAACTCGTCGTTCGGCTCGATGCACTGGACCAGCATGACGTTGCGGTCGGCGCCGGTGCGGCCCTTGCGCAGGCGCACGTCGGGCGAGACGCGATCCTCGCCGTACGCGCCGATCACGGCGCGCGCCGGCAGGGCGAAGCGGCGGATGAAGGTATCGGTCACCATGCGGTGATCGTTGGCCAGCCAGTAGGTGCCGACCGTCTGCGGGTAGAAGCGGAAGACGTCCTCGCGGTCGGGCTGCATCAGCGCGCAGGCCGTGCCAAAGCCGCCGACCTCGCCGTAGAGATGGTGCAGGCAGCCATAGAGGTTCGACTGGCCGAAGATCGTCAGCATGCGATCGGCGACGGCATCGAGCCAGGTGCGCACGCTGTCGAGGTTGGCGACCTGCTCGTCCGGCACGGTCAGCCGGAACCACGGCTGGGTGCGCGGCGTCAGCCCGCCCATCAGGCCGGCGCGCAGCACGCGCAGCGCGAAGTGCGCCACCATGTCGATGATCGCCTGGGTCTTCTTCGCGCCGCGGTCGCCCTGGTCGGCGGTGCGGAAGAAATCGCCGCGCTGCGGGATCTGGTAGCGCGCGATGTCGCGCCAGCCCGGCTCCCACGAGAGGCGGATCTGCTTCAGCTCGCTGAAGCGCGTGTTGAGATGCTCGGCGAGCGCGCGTTGCGTGCGAGCCATGGCGCTCACTGCCCCGTCAGCTGCTTGAAGCCCGACGATCCCGCCGTCGCGGCGGGTGTCAGCAACCCCGAGCCGCCGCCCCGGTTGGTGATCGTGCTCGAGAAGCCGGCGGCGGCCTGCGCCTTGCGCTTCATGTCGTCGCCCGCCCGCACCACGGCGGGATCGAGCGCGGTCGGCGCGGGTCCGGGCATCGGCGGCAGCACCACCGGCGACGGCATGGCGGGCGCGGAACCGATGCACATCAGCGGCACCGGCCGAACGAGGAATTGCGGAGGATGAACAAGGCGACTCCCTCAGGAAGCTGTCGCCTGTTCTTTTGTTAGGTGTGATTTAGGGGATGCAACAGAACGTTTTCGGGGCGTCCGAGAATCTTGCGATTCGACTTCCTCCCTGCGCGCAGGGAGGAAGTTGAGATGCGTCCATGCCGTCGCTATCGAGGGTCACTTCTTCTCGACGTTCCAGGATATGGCGGGGCCCGCGGATATGAAGCCGGTGACGTCAGCTTCTCCATCTCCGGATCGCACGGCCGGCCGCAGGCGATAGATCTTCGATCGTGCCGAGTGGTGTTAGCTCTTCGTGCTGTGGGAATTTTGGCTAATTGTGCTGATCCACAACTAGCTTATCGAGTCGAGGCGCAGGTGCGTCCGGTCAGGGCGTCCGCAGCGTCGGCAGCACCAGCCGTGCCGCGGCCTTCGACGACGCGGCATTCAGCTCGGGCCGCACCGAGAACGCGTTCGACAGTGCCGTGAACAGGAAGCCGTCCTTCTCGAGCGAGGCGTTGGGGATCTTCGCGACGGCGGTGACGATCCCGCCCGGCCGGCACTGCGCCCTGCCGTAGAGCTGGGCGGCGCTGCTGCGGGCCGACAGGACGAACCAGTCGTCCTTGCGGGCCTTGTAGATGACTTCGAACCCGCTGCCTCCATTCGAGATGACCGTCTCGAAGTACGAGTCCATGCCGTCGCACGCAGCGTTGCCCGGCGTCGCCAGCACCACCATGTCGAACCCCGGCCCGGTCAGCCGATAGCTCCAGCTGTCGTCCTGGCGGGTCGGCAGCTGCAGCGTCGCCAGCTTCGTCGGCACGCCGACGGCGAAGCCGACGGCATCGTCGACCAGGGTGCCCCAGCCGTAATCGTCCCGCCGCGCGAGCCCTTCCCTGACCAGCTCGACACTTTGCGGCGGCGACAGGGCCCCGGTCTGGGCGTAGCCGCGCGAGGTCTGCCACTGGCCGATGGCGGCGCGCGTGTACGGACCGATCGTGCCGTCGACCATCGCACTGTAGCGACGCGTCCAGATCAGCGCCTGCTGGATGTCGGCCGGCGTTATGTCCTTCGCGGGCGGATCGCTCAGCCACCGGTGATCGAAGACGCCGCTGTCGCGCGGCGGCCAGACGGCGCGGTCCGTCGGCGCGCTCGCCGACGGGGCCGCGCCGCCATAGGCGACACGGCCGATCAGCATGTTCCATTCGCCGCCCTCGGAAGTGAGCTCGAGCCGGCAGCTGCCGACCTGTTCCTTCAGGCTCTTCCTGAAGGCGCTCCCGCCGCTGCCGCCAGGCGCCTGTGCAGGGATCAGCGACCGCGAGGCATAGAGGCGCCGCTGGAGGGCGCCCGAGAGCGCGGCCGGCCGGTCGGTGCAGCTGGCGGCGAGCAACCCGTCGAGGATGCGGTCGAACGGCCACGCAGTGTCGTCCGTGCCGTTCCAGTACATCGCCAGCTCGTACCCGCCGGGCAGGAGCGTCAGGCGAGGGCTGCGCAGCGTCCCGAAATTCACAGCATCGGGCGAAGCGCTCAACGGCACGACGCGCAGCGCCGGGAACAGCGCCTGCACG